GAAATATCTAAGATATAAAACCAAATGGCCAAGTTTGCCAACTATCACTCGCTACAATAATGCATGGGGCTATTTGTGGCAGGACGAAAGTGGCAAGCTAACTGCCACTAAGAATTACAATTCTTAATTAAAGAAGGCCTGCTCGGGCCTTCCATTCCTTTGAGAAGACTCCGTCAAATCGAATACTAAAAGCAGCAAACGGGCTGCTTTTACTAGCATGCCAGTTCTCAGTGTCAAACCATGCCACTTGACTGGTAATAGGATATTCTTCCCCTGTTTCGCCGTCAAAGATATAAAACTGCTTACGGTCAGGGAACAAGTTAATCCAAATAAAATTATCCGGAGTTGCTACTGGATTAAGATCACTACGATCTCTGTGCATCAAGCAATGTTGATCTTGATCATTAAAGAATACCACAGCACGTCCAATTTCACTAAAGATGTTTTGATCTTTGACCCATCCAATAATAGGTTTGAAATTGCCTGCTGCTTTGGTCCAAGCTGATTTACTTTCCAAGTGCTTGTCATTGTAATCTGGAGAAGTGGGTGCGCGAAGATACAAATTGTATCCGATGCCCAAGTTATCTCCGATTAACTTTAAGAACATGTATCCGTATGAATTAATGTCTTTTGTTAATTCAACAACTTCACGATGGCCAAGTGCATTAGGATCACGCTTGGTTGAATGTAGTACATCGACCAGTTCTCGACCAACTGGAGTAGGCAATGCTCCTGCACCATTTGGCCAATTTGGGCCAATGCCTGCTACGCTAGGCAACACATGACCAACAGCCCAACTCTGTGCAAATCCCTTGCATGTTTCAATTTTAAGAGAGTTTAGCTTCTCGATGTCTACTAGATTATCAAAGCTAATCCAGGGCTGGTTGTTGATCTGTTTTATCATATTAAACTAAAGTTTCCGTCATTGGGAAAATAGATGCAATGGCTTTGGCACATGCAACAGCAACAAGTTGATGTTCCTTTTGTGTTCCGTTTGCACTTCTAAGTTGAATAAAGTGAATCCAACTACGTAATGTGCCATTCATGTACAAGCGACTTTCTGTATTACCTTCTGGTAGCACTGCTCGTGCCTGTTCCTTGGCAATTCCATTGGTAACTGCCCATGTGTATGCTTCCTTGGCCTCACGGATAACATTCTGTTGTTTTTCTTCCCAAATGCGGGATAATTCGCGCTGTTCAGGGTCTGTTAAGTCTAATTCTGTTGAGTTTTGACGATTTTTTGTATCCTGTAATCGTGCTTCACGTGTTACAAACGAAAGATCCTTGGTAGGGTCTGCATATCGTTGCGAAAATTCCTGGAAGGCAAAACTACGATGGCGTAAAATTTGTCTTGCAATATCGCGTGTTGTAGTAATCTCCACACATGCTGAAACCATTTCCAATGGGCTCCAGTGTGCATGCTTAATAAGATAACCAATCAGCTTTTCGCTTGTTTCTGTATTAAGTTGATTGCTTGGGTTTGACACACGAGCACAATATGCAATCAGCTCTTGAGCATCATCGATGCCCAATGCTGCAAACTCTGCTGTGGGTTGAGAATATGATAATAGTTTAACGGTCATTTGATTCCTGTTGAGTAGTGCCTTTAAGTATAGCATCTTTACGCAAAGACCACAAACGTTTTGTTTCCGATATCGGAGCAAACGGAATCATCAATACCAAGCATGGATCAAATTCGTGAGGGCGACCGCTAACAGTGGTACCAAAGTCAAAGCTACTGGCCTGCTTGTGATGATTGTTGTGCCAACCTGAACCCCAATGAAAGTAACCAATTGCCCAAACGTTTGTGCTTTGATCTTTATTATTGAAGTTTTGGTAACCAGCTGATGGTACGTGTCCAAATGTATTGACCAATCCGTCTGCATGTAAACTCATTAACGCACCTACAATAAAGAACCAAACAGTAAACGGCAATCCAAATAGCAATGCACTAATTAGCAATGTTCCGTACATGATCTTATTGTAGTTTTCGTGAATAAATGTAACACGACGATCGCGAAGCAAGTCAACTGCATAACGGAAACTGACAGAGTTTTGATCAATGCCAAATTGCCAGCCCATGTAGCTGAACCACCAGCCGTTGCCAACTGGAGTATGAATATCTTTACCAGGCTGATCGCTTACTTTGTGATGGTGTCCACGGTGCAATGCAGCCCACCATAGGGGACTACCTTCGCCTACCATAGTAGCTGCCCACAACAAGAATGGTTCTGCCCATTTGTGCGGTGTCCAACTTTTATGACTTAGCCAACGATGCAGCGTCAAGTTATTGCCGACGCCATCTAGCAATACCCAGCCACAAATTGCCCAGACTGGGTACCACCAACTCCATCCTGTTGCAAATGCAAATGCAATTGCAGCAATTGCTGCCAAGTGATATGGAAGCCATACAGCTAAGATGTATGGAATCTGATGAGTCTTTTGATACAACTCATGCTGTGTAGCAAACCAATCAAGTATTTTCATTTAATTTTTTCTCTTTATATTCTTTAACACGCTCAAGATGCTCGTTAATCTTGGCTAGGCGTTCGTTTAACGCAGCATCTGCTTCTGCTCGCTTGGTGTGTGTTCCACCGGCACTGGCTGCTTCAGTATTGTCGCGTCGAAGTATATATCTTCTGAACGTCATATCGTGCGGATGCAGCGTTCCGCCCATGAGTTCGTGAATGAATCCGTATGGGTGTCGTTCGTTCTTTGGTACAACACATTCAATAAACGTAAAATAGCGTTCGCGAATTGGCAACATGATCTTACTGTATGCTGCTTCTCTAGTTGAAGGGTAAGTTACATAAAACTCATTCATGCCTGCTTTTTCATGAAATTCGCACAGTTCTTTGACTAAAATACGAAAGATTGGAATAAAACGTGCGCCAACTGATGGGCTTAACAACCAGCTGATTGACCACGAAGGTATATGTCCCCAACGTCTAACACCAACCAGGCAAATACACTCATCATCCTTGTATAAACCAAACGCTTTTCTTATATTATGGTTATTAAAGTCTGCAGGAATCAAGAACATGCGGAAGAACTTATGGAATCTACTTGCTCGATCAACGTCATTGGTAATTTTAAAATCCGGATACTTGTCCGGATCTGCGTTTTCGTAAATCTTTAGTGCAGTCTGCACAGTTGCGTCTAGATCGCTGTATTCAAGCGCCTTTAAAGTATATGACATGATGATTCCTTTCCTGCTTTGAGATTGTTTCGCAGTTCAATTGCTGGTATTGTAAAACTTCTTGGTGAATGTGGTAAATGTTTTTTAATGTTGTACCCAACTTGATTCCATAGATGCATGTAGTTTTCAACACCAGTGTACTTGGGTCTTGGTCTAAATTCAAACCCAGTATGTGCATAAATTTTCATCTTAGATGAGGTCCATCCTAGTTTTCCAAAAATACGATCATGAATAAGATCGTCAACAGTTGGCAAAGTTAAAAAAGCCAACATACTTTCTGGACTGTAGGTATAAAAGTTGTTCAAAGCTGGAATACCAGTTTTATCATTGAACCTTCTCCACACACCATCTTGGTCTTCTTTCTTTAAGAAGCACCAAGGGATACTGTAATTACCAGTATCCCAATCGACGACAGGAACCTTTTCTAGTTCAACTTCGTCAACGGTAAGCATGGGTGCAGAATAATCTTCTGCAACTCTTAATAACAACTGTTGATACAAACTGTATGCTTGATAACGTTTGGCAACTTCGTAGCATTCTTCTGAGTTTACAAATTCTTCTGGGTCAAAGTCAATGACATGGCAAGATAAACCCATGTTGCGGACCATGTCAAGCATGGGCTTAATGTCGTGATCATTTGCCCCATTGGGAAAACGAACAGTTACCAGTTTTGGCTTTAAACCTGCTGCCAAAAAGGAACGCAAAGCAATTTCACTGTCCAGGCCGCCGCTCATAAACAATGTCAAGTCTTTGTATTGGTGATGTAACGCACGGGCATTACGAATACATTCATTACGAAAAGAAAATGGAGTACGTGTACATCCGCCCACTGACATGTGAGACGTATCGTCTCCATTTTCTCTCCACAAAATGCTAGTGTCTTGATTGTAATAGTATTTTAAAAATGTATTTTCAGTGTTAATAATACTCATATTATCTTTCTAATCTAATATATGGCTGATCTCTAACCCCGTAGCGTTTGTCAATGTCAGCTGCAATTTCTAAACACTTGGCCTTGTCAATTGGCTTGATAACTGCCCACTGGTGAGTGTTAAAATAGCGGATTTTACGGGGCAGTGGAATGCAATCATTCCACCACTTGGACCAAACTGTTCCAAGTGTTGTACCAGTGTTCGACGACAGCTTGGTAATAGTGTCGTAGATCCACTTGTTGTAATTGTTAAAAGTTAGTACCATACCAACTTTATCATTGTTTTCGCACCAGGTCAAATTTGATTTTAGCAAGTAACTTGTTACTTCATTGTTTACACGATACTTTGGGGCTACCCAGCAACGGTTGCCACCTGATCCCAGCAACGGATTAATGTACAGTGTTTCAACTGCACTTACGCCGACAATCAATTCAGTCATGTTGTCATACAATAGTGCAATCTCACCGCTATCTTTGGTCCAGCGTTTTAAATGATCAACTGAAAATAAGAAACCAGTGTTATCTTCCAGGCCCATGTTAACTGAAGCAGGCGACTTGTCTTCGGCGATCTTTTTCAGGAAAAGCAAATAATCACTTCTATATTTGCTAAAGTCATTTGAATTGGTTAGTTCGACGCGAAGTTTCATATGTATATGTAGCCTCTAGTCCTGGGTGGTGTTGACCAAGCTCATTAATAAATGTACTCGAACGTCCATGCTGCCGTTTATTGCAGTATGTTCGTTTCTGGTGTCGACCCACCATACGTAACCATCAGCAGGAATGTGTGTAATCTCTGGGGGAGATGTAAAAATAAACCTGGCTTGTGGATTTGTTGTAATTGCAATGTGCAAGCGTGGATTATCATCTTTATGAATAGAATAGCAGCGTCTGCCTTCCATTACCATAATTCTAGTTCGATAAACTTTCCACGGCAAGCTGGGAAAGAAGTCTGTTTCCCACCAGGTTCCTTTTAATAAAGGATTAATCTTATCCCATATATTTTCACTAACGCCTGGGCGTGAGCCTATACTGTTGCCCCAATCATCTGACCCGTCTGTTTGAATCGACACTTGGGAAACGCCTTGCTTTAACTTGTCGTCCCATAATAGCTTGGCAGTTTCAATGCGCAATTGCTCCAAATCAATTTTGGCTTCTGTTCTTACAATTCTTTTCATGTTGTGCCTATTGCCATAAATCTTGTACACTTAAACAATGCAAGTTCGCCTGCCCACAATATATTTTTGAGCCCACATGAACTTAAAAATTCTGCCAATGAGTTATGGCAATTGACATGATCCGGAACATCAAACATATTATTGCCTTGTAGAATTACATTGGTGCCAGCTGGCAATGTTTTGACCCACTCGCCATGATCTTTAAAGTGTTCAACAATAGTATCAATTACCACTGGGCGCTTGTAAGTAGATATATCAATGGATCTAATGTCTTCTGCGGAATTTTTATACATTGTATAAAATGGTAAATTTAGCTCCAATGCTGCTGCATGTACGCTGGTATCAATGTCAATATTTACAACTTTACCTAACTTTATGTTTCGCATACTGGCCAGGAACGGAATCATTCCAACCCATCCACCCACGATAAGAGCAGTTGGATTAACTGCTGTATCTAGCATTCGTGCTGTGGTTATATTGCATATTTTAAATTCATTTAACTTATCTAATAGCCAGAACTTGCTTTTAATTTGATTACGGCTAAGTGCATCTTTCCAATTCAGTGTTGGGTTATTGTTTATTGCATTGGCCAATTGCAATATATGATGTTGTTCTTTTGGATAGTATGTGCCCAACACTTGGCCCAGTAGCACTATGTCGTTGTTTGTAGTGCATGAAACTAATGTATTGCACCCAATACACATTTCGATAAATTTAACAAATTCAATTAAATCAGTTTGCGATTTATGCAATACATTCAATGCATCTGCCAACTGCTGATCTGTAAAAACTAATCTGTATTCAGAAAGTTTCTTTATTTCAACTGGTACTGAGTCGCTGTCAGCGTTCCTAATAACGTGCAGTAACGGCCAGAAATCAATAAAATGCTCTCGGCCAACTTCAATGATCAACTGTTCTAACTGATCTCGACTGTTGGTCTCTAGCCAACGATGCAAGTGATGGATGCTTTTACGGAATCCAATGGCTTCATCAACAAAGTACAAAAGCGAAGAACGATTCTCTGTATTATCCATTGAACCACCCAAACATGCTCAAGTTTGTTTGCCAAACTACATCTTCATACGTCAATGGCTTGGCTGGATGCAATTGCACTTGTTTTACAAATGCACTGCTGTCACAATCCAAATCAGGCAATATCCAACCTAGGCCTTCACTGATCAGCTTGCCTAGTCCCTTCGAAGCCTTTGAAGGATCAGCAGATTTATGGTCATTGAAAAAATTGCCAAACCATGCATAGTCTCTGATATTAACAAAGTCAAAGTTGTCATACTGCAATAGCTTTACTGCCAGGCGTGCTCCGTATACACTCCACATTCCGTGTTCAACATCTGCCCCAACAGTCATCCATGTTAACAGTCGTTGATAGTTGGCAGCATGCATTGTAGAGGACCATTCGTCAAATGCCAACACGCGGCCTTGCTCCATTGACAGCTTTACGCCTTCGCGGAATCCTACGCGAAACGCTTGGTAAGCACTGCCATTTGTGTGTACGTTACTCCAGCAACCTGGTAGTTCTTTGTAGCGTTGAAAGTCCCAGCAGAAGTCCACTGCATCGCGTTGTTCGTCTGCAAGCTCGTGGCTTTTCATGTTAGCAAGATGTTCGGTACTCCACATCTTTAAACCGCCATTGCCGTACATAAGTCCGTTTGTGACTTGACGCCCGCCCCAGGTGTAGCTGACTCGCCCGTTCATGTTTTCAGGTGCAGCCTTGGTAAAGAATTTTGGATCAACTTGGTTGTCTGCGTCTACTGTAATAACATATTCGCTACTGGGAAACGCTGCGGCTGCTGCTTTATGGGCAGCATCAAACCCAACTACACCATGCACTCTTGCAATATTGTTGTGCGGAGTCACTTGTTTTAACAATTCCCAATGTTGGTCTGCATTGGGTTCGTCAAAGCTTAGAAATACCACAGGGAAGTCTGCAATCTTGCCGCGAGTCGCTGTTTTTGCAGCCATGTTAAACATTGACATTTTTAAATTCCTTTTTTAACCAGTCCCAGTCATTGATACGATTTAACATTTCTAAATCGTCACTGTATTTTAATCCAAATGTTGCGCCTGCTTGTGCCCCAATGACAGAATATTTTCCATTGGGTTTATTCCAGCCGTATGTACACCAAACCAAACGTTGATAACTGCATGTTTCAATTTCTTCCCAATAACTAAAAATGTCAGTTTCCTGCTTGAATCTGTCCCTGATCAATACACTTTGCGTATTACGATAATTGGTCTTCTTGTCTATTGTAAAATCTTGTGCATTCAAAAAGTCAGTCAATGCATCAAGCTCTGCATTTTGTTTTGCAATGCTTTTACGAATACGAATTTTAACTGACGCAAGTGACGCAAGCTTTGCACATTCTCGAAATGCACCAATCCATGCAGACTCCGGGGTGGCATTAAATCTTGTTTCGCAACTGATGATATCTTTGGCAATTACAACGTCAGACAACGATGTGGACATATCAATTGCCCACTTGTTTTTATTGATAAACGGAGTACGTGAAAATACTTTTACTGCACCATAACCGTATACAAGGTCATTGACTGGATTGATACTGGGCCAAATTACAACACATTCATTTTCAGGAACACCCCAGTGGATTGTAGCAGGATCTGGCTCCCATGTAAAATCAAAGTAGTCCAGTATCCAAGCATCAGCATCCACAACCCAAAAATTGTCAGTTGTGCTGCGCATGGCACATTCTCGATGCACATTGTAAATGCCAATGACATTTTCTACTCGCTTTGCAGTTGGAACAAATTCTAACAGTCGTTGCCAATTGGCTTCGCTGCCTTCTTCTCCCATTGAAATAAAGAAAACATCTAACAACACTTACTCCACGATAAATTGTTCGACATCGCTTTCCTTGACTGCGGGGCCAAGGCGATGTGGGTTAAAGTAACTTGCTTTGAAAAACTTTGAGCCAGCTTCATCCAAGTCGGCAATTTCCAATCTCAAATCTTGCTTTAGCAGTTTACCTAGGCGCTGAATTTCACTTGTTAACTTTTCTACGCTGTACGAATATTTTGATACAGGGCATGTTTCGTCGGTACCTGCAAACATTGGCATAACTGTGCCTGCCCAATACTGATTGTGCCATTCAAAGTCAGCTACCAATTTGTAATCCCAATCTCGGCGCAAGTTGGTCATATAGCAACCTAAACGTGCGCCGTACATGGCCCACAATCCGTTCTGCACATCGGCACCAACACTCATCCAAACTAGCAGTCTGCGATGATTTTTAAAATTGTTGCGGTCTGCAATTTGACGCCAGTCCATTGGTTGCCCATTGATAAGAGCCAGCTTGACACCTTCACGGAAGCCTGCACGATATGCTTGATATGGAGTACTGTTATTGTAAACATCTGAGTAGATGTTGTTTAACTGATGATAGTGAATGTCCCAACAAAAGTCAACAGCGCCTGCGCCAGAGTCAACTGCTTCGTGGGTTCGCATTTGCTCCACAACTTTTTTGGGCCAAAGCTTGATGCCACCGTTGCCATATACCAATCCATTGATAACGTTTTTGCCACTCCATGACAGTACATCACTCTTATCAAACTTGGTTAAATCCAGTTCCATTTCAAAGAAGTCATCACGTACTTTGTTATCAGCGTCGATTGTGATAAAGCGTTCTGTTTCGGCCAACTTGGCTGCTGCTTTATGGCAAGCATCGCTGCCGTAGACACCGTGACTGCGTTTGGCCCATGGGCACTTTTCTAATAGGTCTGCATAATTTTCATCTGCATTTGGCTCGTCGTAGCTGATAAACACTACATCAAATTCTGTAATTGCGGTTTTCAAATTAATGCTCCTATATCGATATTACTTGCTTTATATAACACATGCGGAGTGGTCTGATACGGCCATTTGTCAAGTACTTCAAACGCAAAAGGCTGCTTGAGCATGAGAACTGGTAATTCAGCCCAACCATAAAAGTTATCAGGATCATCGCTGGCCAGTAATGCAATTTTTAAATTGCCAACCAACTGCTCCAACGGGGAACCGGGCTGGTAATAACTGCAAGCCCACAGTCCGCCATCTTTGAGATACAGTGATACATGCTTACCTGGCCCGGCGTGGCTCATAACTGTTTGTCCGTCTACTATGCCATTGAATGCAGAGTACTCTGACAATCTAGTAAAAAACATACTGCTGGCAATAGGTGGCGTATTAATTCGTATGCGCTGGCCTTTGAACAGTATGTGCTTGACCAAGTCGTGATCCATAACAGACCAAAGTCTGCTTTCATAATATCCGCAGTCGGCAATGTCAATTAACTTGACACTGAGCTGTCCAAATAATTGATGAGGATCTTCTTCGTCAGTGATAAACAGTTGCAGTGACTCGTCTGTGAACTCGATTGCCAGTCGTTCGCGCAAAGCAGTTACCCACACACTGGTTGCTTCGATTCTAATTATACCTGTGTCATTGAACAGTGTGACTCGTAAATCACTGAGTGGATTTCCGTGATACTCACCAGTGCTTAACCAGCCTTTCCATTTGTGAGTTTTCTTGGATGCTTCGTGTTGCTTTACATTGACCAGGTCAAGTGCCCCAATTGTATCACTGAATGCAACTTTGAAATCATTCTGATTTGACTTGCCTGCTAGTAAATCCTTTACTTTGCTATATCCAACAATGAGACTACCGGCTTCTTTTAATTGTCCGGGTTCAATTGACTTAATTTGTCCATTGTCTATATTGTAATTAATGGTCCAAAGTTCGGGAATTTGCTTTTTGCGTGTGCGCAGTTCAAATTTGATTTTAGCCATTGCGCCAGTACTCCAGTGGCTTAACACTGCCAGCTAACCAAACTGGATTTACCTGCGAATGATTTTCAAGTTTAAAATTTCCATTAGCTGGATAAAATGCAATCCAATCATCCCATGCATGATTTGCGTACATAACTGGTGCAACTTCTAAATCTCGCATACTCATATCAACTACTTTAAACCAGTCTGGTGCTGTCCAGTGTCCAGTAGATGCTGCCACTGCAAGCAAATGCTCCAGCATTGGAGATTCGGGCTCGTAGTTTGCCCAGTACAGTGACTTGTCAAGCAGTGCCACAACTTCAAAACTCAGTGCTGCTGTTTCCGGATTTCCAATAACTGCAACGTAAGGCCATACTGCGTACTGATTCTTTTCAATTGCTGCTCTATGATATATTTTACCATTGGGAAGATCTATGCCTCGATGGTCAATGCCAGTGCCAGGCATGTAGTTTTCGTTACGAGACTTGGCTATGTTGGCAAATTCAAATGTTGTTCTGCGTGGACATAATCCAGCAAGACAAAGTATGTCACCAGACTTGAATTTAAGACGTGCCAACTGAGAAAGCTGTTCTAATGGATCTGCACTTGTTTCAACCAATACAGACTTTACTGTTGCATCTACAATTGCAATATCATTTTGTGTTACTTTTGCCAATTGCTCTGCGCCTGGGCCAACAACAATGTACACTGTGGTCATGCCAAGTGCTCCATGATTGTTTCATAGTTGCGAAGAATGCTTTTCTTATTCATAATATGCACATCTTCGCCTGAAATTTCAACTGCAATATTTTTCCATTCTTCGTGTAAGTTGCTTAACATAACCCAGTGGTTAGGTCCTTTAACTTCAATTATATCATCACGTTGATCTTGGTAGCGCATGAAATTTGGTATTTGGCCAACAAAGCCTCCATCATGCCAGCCATCACACATGTGGGCTGCAATACTTGCAGAGTAGTCGGTGCGATATAACGAGCCTGGGAATTTGTACAAGAATCTATAGTACTCCCAATTCTTTTTTACTTCGCTCCATACATTGAAAAAGTGTTCGGCTTGTTCGCTTTTGCGCCAGTAGACCACAGTGCTCCACCACATGCGAATACCAGCATAGTGCAGCCAACGTTCTGTGGTATATGGTTCCTCGCATCTTAAATTGCGAGCATCTCTGTACATGGCCACGTCATGCTGTCCACCAAATAGCATAGCAAGATTTGCGTTACCACATAGATAGTCAGTGTCAATTAAGATAGTTTCATCAAACGGACTTAGGTTATAGATGTCGTGTTTGTTTGTGTTTGTAAACTGTGCATTGAAGCTACTGTATGCGCCGTCGTGGTGGAGACGCATGTTCTTTTCATATTCTGGGGCTGTAACAATCACATCGTCCCATGCTGCATCCATGAGAGCACTGCCGTGTGTTAGTTTACAATGAGCCAAACTTTGTTGATTGGTAACCAGCACAACTGGATAGTCTGGCATGTACTTTTTGATTGCGTAGGCAGCAACCAGTGCCAGTTGCGTGTAATCAAGTTGTTCGTTGTTGTACGCGAACATCATGAAGCCTTTTGTAGTCATGTTATAATCCTACAATTTTAGCTGTACTTCTGGCTGCTTTAAGTTTTTGCTGTTCAGCATGCTTGAATTGCATTGCTGATGTGTATGCCTCAATTAAAAGGGCTAGAAACTCTTGCGGATTTTCAATCTTAATAACGTTACCACTATGGTCCTCAACAAATAAGTCAAAGCCCAAACGGGAATGTAATTCAACAAACGAAATTAGGTCTTGTGTTGTTTTAAATATAGCCCCTTGGTAAGAGACCAACATGGCCGTAGCAACTCGTGCATCAATGTTTTGACGCTGAACCTGAAGTGTCAGTTTATAATTGGCGAAGACCAATGCTTCGCTTACTCGTTTATCCATGTGCTTCCAGAATTATAATATGCGCTGTTATTTACCAACGCATATTATCTGGTCTAGCCAATGTTAAGTTGGATTAACTTGATGCCAAAATGTAGATTGTATTGCAGTAGGACTTGGAATTTCCAAAGTCACTGTATTTTCAGTCACAGTTGACGGATGGCTCATAATGATAGACATTGAAATGGTTCCAGTGACATTGCTGCCAGTACCAGAATGATCCAACAATGTTCTAAATGACAAGTTGCCATTGTCGATATTGCCGTATAGCTTTAATCTACTAGAAGCGTAACTGCCGTAACTGCCGTAACTGCCGTAACCACCGTAGCCGCCATAGCCACCATAGCTGCTGCCACCGCCTAATGGGCTGGTGTAAAGCAAGTCTTCAGTTTCGGCCAATTCTGAAAATCCTTTATCCTGTGTAATACCAGAATTGCTTCCAGTGATTAAACTTGCACAATTTTCAACGTTGAATTTTAATGTGCCCATTGCTTGGAAAATACCGCGCCAGTCATTGTAGCCGTTGTCCGAGCCGCCAGTAATACTGTATGCAATTCGAATATCGCCGCCGGCATTGAAGAAGTGACGAGCACTGTTGTAGCCGCCAAAGTCTAACTGTACAACGTTTTCAAGTTGATGATTCCATGGTGTCGAATATACAAATGTTTCAATGTTAGAAATAGTTGTAAGACCAGGATCAACTTCATTGCGAACAGTACGAGCACTGTTCAATAAAGTAGCTGCTGTGTTAAAGAACTCGGCAGTAATTTTATCGCCTGGGGTTATAATAACCAATTCTTGATCAGTGCTGTTGGTACGTAATGTACTTGCATTGATACGGTTAACTAGTTCATTGGTATGCAATGCACTAATCTTGTTGCCCTTGGCAATGGCGTCAACATTTTCGCCGCCCCAGCCCCATCGTAGATCTGACTGCGCTTGCAAATCAGTCACTGGACCAGAAGCAGAATGTGTGTCACCGAACAATTCGTTAACTGATTCAGTTAAGCCATTATACTCCTCTGCTGTTATTTTATTGCGGCTAGTTGACATTAACGTACTCCGACTGTTGCTTCGACTTTGCCGATGCCTTCTCCGCTGAACTCACCTAAGCTACGGCCAACAATGCTCCAAGCTGGTGCATCAGGTGAAGCTGCTTGGGCAACACCAGGAATAGCAGAGGCAATTAATCTATCACCACGTTTGACTACACCAGTAACGTTTACTGGAATACGGCCTGCAACTGCAATTGGTAGTGCGTGTTTATCATGCTTACGACGAGCATTCATTAAGTACGCAGGACGAGTAGAAACAATACCAAATACGTCCTGGTCGGCCAGACCAGCTGTTTGTGTTACTTCAGCTGCGCCGCCAAGAGACACTAACGTACCTGCTTCATAGCTTGCATCACCTACATAAATTTCTGCAACGTCAGCAAATTCAGCTTCCATTGAGATACCGCGCAACTTGAATGCATTTGGATTAAGAGAAGTTGATTCGCTACCAGTTGTATTCATATTGATACCTTTACCAATAACGCTGAATCCAGGAATAGCATGTGTTGGAGCAATTGTAAACTCTGCATCAACACTGATAATGGCCACACATGTACCGTTTACATTTAAACGAACAACACTGTGCGAAACCGGTGGTGTAGCAGTGTCTACCAAGTTCACAAAGCTGATACCTGATCCGCCTTGAAATGCACTTGATGTTACCCAACCAGAATTTGATCCTGGCAGCGTTACATCGCCAGTGTAGACTTTTAATGCTTTGTTAGTTGAATCGTACCAGAAGTCACCAAGACGTGCTACTTCAAGTGGCTTTGTTGTTTTTGCAGTTAAATGTGCAAGTGTTTTCCAATTGGTATCACCATCACGCACTGCCAAACGATTCTCTCCGGTATTAAACCAAAGCTGGCCAGTTAGTGCTTCGTCACCAGGTGAAGCACTGCTAGCAAAATTTTCTAGCATGTGTACAAAGTTTTCAGCAATTAACTCGCCGTAACCTAAATAGTTTTTGCCCAATAGGTTCAAGCTGGTGGAAGTATTGTCAACTTCACCATCAATTAAGTTTACTAAAACTTCACCATCACTTTTGTTTACTTCGTATGCCATGTTCTTATCCTTTGTATATTTAGTTGCGATCCAATTTAACCTGCTTGGACGCGGAGCGTATACACAACCTGAATACGCTG